AGATTTATTAAACAATTCAAATTCACCATTTGCAAAATATCCCGAGGACTACACGTTAGTAAAAGTCGGATCATACGACGAACTAACAGGAATCCCATCTGGAGATACACCTCCAGAAACAATCATGGAAATACTAACAATTAAAGAAGCAATTAAGGAGTAATTATGAATATACCATCAGGTAGTTTACCAACAACATTAACAAAAGACTTTTCAAGAGTACCAAAAGTCGAAATCCAAAGATCTATATTTAATAGAGATCATGGTTTAAAAACTACCTTTGATGCCGGATACTTAGTTCCGATATTCTACGACGAAGCACTCCCCGGAGACACATTTCAATGTGACGCTAACGGCTTTGGCCGTTTAGCAACTCCCATTGTTCCATTTATGGACAATCTATATATAGAAACATTTTTCTTCGCAGTTCCCTATAGAATTATATGGGATAACTGGGAAAAATTTTGTGGAGAACAAACAAACCCCGGAGATAGCACTGACTATCTCGTACCAACAACAACAACAACAGTTTTAAACAGTACTCTATACGACTATCTAGGAGTACCAACAGACAAAGCTCTAACCTTCAATAATTTAGCAGGTAGAGCATACAACCTCATTTGGAACGATTGGTTCAGAGACGAAAACCTACAAGACAGTTTAACTGTCGATAAAGGTGACGGACCCGACACCGCAACAAATTATACCCTACAAAAAAGAGGTAAAAGACATGATTACTTTACATCTGCTTTACCTTGGCCTCAAAAAGGAGATGCTGTAACTTTGCCTTTAGGCACATCAGCACCCGTAACATTTGCAGGAGCAACACAAACAGAAGACGTAGGAGTATACAGCACAGAACAATCAGGAAATAGATTGTTCTATGAAACTGCTAACACTATTAGAGTTTCAGCATCATCATCAATACCACAAGATCAAGCATTATATGCTGATCTATCAGATGCAACCGCAGCTACAATAAACCAACTCAGAGAAGCTTTTCAAATACAAAGATTCTATGAAAAAGACGCCAGAGGCGGAACAAGATACACAGAAGTAATCCAAAGTCATTTTGGAGTTACTTCACCAGACGCTAGATTACAAAGACCAGAATATCTGGGAGGAGGAAAAGACAGAATTAATGTCGATCCTATAGCTCAAACATCATCAACAGATACCACAACACCACAAGGAAACCTTTCAGGTTACGCAACCACCGGATTTATGGGCCATAAATTTTCAAAATCATTTACTGAACATTCAGTAGTAATAGGATTTGCAAACGTTTACGCTGACCTAACATACCAACAAGGATTGCCCAGGCACTTTAGCCGTCAAAGTAAATTTGACTTCTATTGGCCTAGTTTGGCTCACCTTGGTGAACAAACAATCCTAAACAAAGAGATATTTGCACAAGGTAATGCAACAGACAATTTACCCTTTGGATATGCCGAAAGATATGCAGAATATCGATATAGACCTAGTTATATAACAGGTCAAATGCGAAGTAACTTCGCTCAAAGTCTAGATATATGGCATTTAGCCCAAGACTTTGGATCACTACCCGCATTAAACGCTTCGTTTATAGAGGAAAACCCACCAGTAGACAGAGTCACTGCAGTAACAAACTATCCTAACATTGTCCTTGACATGTTCTTTAAATTAAAATGCGCAAGACCAATGCCAACCTATGGTGTTCCCGGTCTGATTGATCATTTCTAATGCCTTGGAAATCAGCAATAACAGCAGGAGCAGGCTTATTAGGTACAGCATTAACTAATAAAGCCAATAAAAACATATCAGCTAGACAAATGGCATTTCAAGAGAGAATGTCTAATACTTCATATCAACGTTCTATGCTTGATATGAAAAAAGCCGGATTAAATCCAATGCTAGCCTATTCAAAAGGTGGTGCTTCAACCCCACAAGGCGCATCAATTCCGGCTCAAGATTACGCAACAGGAGCTGCAAATATAGCCAATATAATGGCTAACACTCAAAAAACAAAAGAAGAAACAAATGTTCTTAAGAATACCCAAGGTTCATTCCTTGGTAGAACACTAACATACTTCAAAAACCTATTAACTTCCGATAGTACAATATCATCAGTAAAACAAAAATTAGAAAACGCTACACGCGAAAATAACATGAAAGCAAAAGAGCGTTCAACAAACAATTCAACAAACAATTCAACAAACAATAAATCAATATTACGTGTACCTATAACTAGATACGACGGAAGGACAAATTATGGAAAAAACAAAAAAAACTAAATTCAAAAACCCATACGAAGAACATAAACCCTGTTTCTTCAATACAACTGGCGAAAGCCTAACTCAACAACATTTCCAAGAGGAATGTGATATACATAACATAATAAAGCGACATGATCGCAATGGCATAATTGAACACGTACAACGAGGACAAGCTCGTTACGGAGATTTCTCGGAAGTAACTGACTACCGAGAAGCACTAGACCTAGTTCAAGATGCCAACAACGAATTCATGAAGATACCTTCTGATATTCGCAAAAAATTCAATAACAATCCCGGAGAATTTCTTAACTTCGTAAATAACCCTGAAAACGAAGAAGAAATGATCGAAATGGGATTTGTTAAACAATCACCTGATGTGTCCTCATCAGGTGAAACCGCTATTCCGAAAGCATCGGAGCCGTCAGTAGCTCAAGATGTTTCGGAATAGCACACACAGTTCTACTTGATATAACTGTGTGTACTGACACCAACAACGAAGGAAACAAAAAATGTATAGAAAAAAAATGCAAAAGAAACGATCAAAAAAAGTATTCGCTAAAACTGCAATGCGAGTAAATTCAAAAAATAATATCAAACCTATGCGAGGAGGCTACAGGATCTAAATGACCTGTTACCACCCGCTACTAGCCTTTAAACATGAAGGCAAAATAACCTTTAATAGCCCCTTCCCATTTGCAAGGGGCTTTAATTTACCATGCTCACAATGTGTAGGATGTAGATTAAACTATGCCCGTAACTGGGCTATAAGAATAATGCACGAAGCACAAATGCACGAAGATAATATGTTTATAACATTAACATTCAATCCAGAATCATTAAATAAAAGAGCTATTCCTAGCTCTTTAGACGTGACTGAATTCCAACGTTTCATGAAACGCTTGCGAAAACAGATCGCACCTAAAAAAATAAGGTACTTCCACTGCGGAGAATACGGAGAAAAAAAAGGAAGACCCCACTATCATGCAATCATATTTGGTCACAAATTTGATGATTTAATACTGCATGAAGAAAACAAAAAAACAAAAGTAAAATTATACACTAGTAAAAAACTAGAAAAACTCTGGCCATATGGATTCTCCACAATAGGCAACGTAGAATTCCAATCAGCTTCATATGTAGCTCGCTACATAATGAAAAAACAAAAAGGCACAGATTCAAAAACAAAAATCAATACAGAAACCGGAGAAGTGTCAGAACAACAACACGAATATAACACTATGAGTAGATACCCAGGTATAGCTTATGCCTGGTATCAAAAATATCAGAAAGATATATACCCCCACGATTACGTAGTAATCAATAATAAAAAAGTAAATCCACCAAGATATTACGACACCTTACTAAAAGGAAAAAACAAAGACGAAGATGGAAACATTATACCATCTGAAGAATACAATGCCGTAAAAAAAAGAAGGCAAGAAAAAGCAAAAGACCCATTACACGGATATAACGAAGAAATAGACCGATTATGGGTACAAGAAGAAGTAAAAATACAAGCATTAAAACGCTTGATTAGAAATTTAGAATAATATAACGTTCATATATGACGTTAAACAATAAACAAAACCGAGGACAAAATGGACAAAAACTTATATACAATATACGACAAAAAATCAGAAATCTATGCACCACCATTCGTAGAACTTACCGATGGCACTGCAATACGAGTTGTTACAGATTTATTAAACAATTCAAATTCACCATTTGCAAAATATCCCGAGGACTACACGTTAGTAAAAGTCGGATCATACGACGAACTAACAGGAATCCCATCTGGAGATACACCTCCAGAAACAAT